AACCTCATTTCTCAATTACTATTAATATGATCAGTCAGACTGATGAGAAAAAAGATATTCCCATTCTACTCAATGGTGTCACTCTTCAGGATGATTACGAAGGTGATTTCAGAACAAGACGAACAATTATATACACATTAACATTTACCGCAAAAAGTTACATCTACGGTCCTGTTACTACTTCTGAAGTTATTAAGAAGGTTAATGTTGATATTGGTACTGCAATTAATGCCAATAGATATGTTACATATAGTGCAACTCCAAAAGCATTAGAAGATATTAATGATGATGGAGTTATTAATGCTGTCGATGATGCACTTGTTGAAGCAGATGACAACTTTGGTTTTAATGAACTTTGGACTGAATAATTATGCCAACATTCGATAACTTAGATGATGTATTCAATATAGTTCCCAAAGAATCAGAAGAACTTTCTGAAGTGACAGAAGTTAATTCTGAGTTAGATCATATTGAAGCTGATTATCAGTATAGTAGAAATGAACTATACAAATTAATTCAAAAGGGACAAAAAGCTATAGATGGAATTATTGATGTGGCTTCAAGTAGTGATCACCCAAGAGCATATGAAGTTGCATTTCAGGGAATGAAACATGTCTCGGATATGACGGATAAGCTTATCGACCTTCAGAAAAAGATGAAAACTATTGAAGGAGATGTTCCTCAAAAAGGTCCATCTACTATCAATAATACGATGTTTGTTGGTAGCACTGCAGAACTTCAAAAATTTCTAAAACAATCAAAACTAAATAATATAGAAGAATAATAACAATTTGGAGATACTAAATGTCTGTCATTAAAGTTGTCCAGCATTTACCAACAGTAGATACTACAGATACTACAGATACTCAATCTACTGCATTTATTGTTAGATCTGGAATTATCAGATTTACCAGCGATACTGCAAAAGGATCTTGTGTAATTGAAACTGGAGGAAACCCAGCTGCAACTGGTAGTTCACTTTGGTTGCAAGAAGGTACTGAACTATTAGTTAAAGTTGGAAGTGTAAAGAGAGCTAGAATTAGTAGTGTCACTAAAGGAGCAGTCACAACAGTTTTAAACATGCGTTTAGATGTAGGTAGACCTGCACATTCATTTGTTGTCGGAGATTATGTAACTCTTACTGGAAGTGCTGTTGCTGCATACAACACTGGAGTTGCACACCTAGCAGTAACTGCAGTAACTGATACTTCAATTTCAGTTGCACTCAATTCTTCTGGATACGCAGATTTTACTGGAGAAGCAATTCTTCATAATAGTATGAAGTATGCAACAGTTTCTGGAGCTGGTGGTTCTAAAGTTTACGCAACAGAAGTTCAAATTGTTGGTGGTTGATTATGGCAAAGTTTTATAAATCTGATAATGCAATTGATCCAACTCAAAGTGATGAATATGAAGTTGTAATGATTGCCGATAGTTATGGAAACATAAGTCAGGGAACTGGTGGTACTGCCACAGATGCTTTCGGTAGAAGTAGAATTTCTCAACCAGTAACACTATTTGATAGTCAACATCGTTATGTAGAAAATGGTTACTGGGATACTGCATTAACAGGATCCGCTACAAAAACATACAACATTAATGAGAGCACAGTATCACTGACAGTAACTGGCGCTCTCAACGATAAGGTAGTAAGAGAAACTAAAAGAGTATTCACTTATCAGCCTGGCAAATCTTTGCTGGTGATGAACTCATTTGTTTTCAACCCTCAACTTGCTGGTCTTCGTCAAAGGATTGGATACTTTGGTGTCAACAATGGCATCTACTTTGAGAACGATGGCACAGGAAACTATCTCGTTCTTCGTAGAAAACTTACATCTGGTGCTGCTACAGAAGTAAGAATATCGCAATCAAATTGGAATGTAGATAAGTTTGATGGCGCTGGTCCTACTTTAAGAACACTTGATATTTCAAAAGCAAACATCTTTTGGATAGATATTGAGTGGTTAGGTGTTGGTGATGTTCGTTGTGGATTTGTTGTTGATGGAAAAATGGCAATTGCACATACTTTCCATAATGATAATGTTAATGACACTGCCTACATGACTACTGCTATTTTACCAGTAAGATTAGAGATTGAAAATACTGGCGCTACTGGCGTGTCTTCAACGATGAAACAGATTTGTAATACTGTCATTTCAGAAGGTGGATTTGAAAAGAAGGTTAGAAAAACACACGTAAAGAGATCTACTGATATCTCAGCTCTTACTACAGACTTTACTCCAATAGTTTCCTTTAGATTAAACTCAACAAATTTGGATGCGGTAATTCTCCCAGAATCATTCCACGTATTTTCTCCAGATCAAGGAAACTTTGAAGTTGTTATCATCCGTGGTGGAACTTTAAACGCCACTTCTTGGACTACTCAAGGAAGAATTGAATACAACACTGATGCTACCACTATCACAGGTGGTACAGAAACATCTCACTTCTATGTTTCAACGACACAACAATCTGGTGGAGTTGGTAGTGGTGAAGATGGTTATAATTGGGATACACAACTCACTCGTAATTTAAGTGGCACAACAGAAATTATAACGATTGCTGCTAAAACTATAGGTGCTAGTGCTAAAAGTATTCGTGCAGCAATCTCTTACTACGACTTAACATGAAAAAGAAAGTACCCACAGAAAAAGAAATTGCAAGAAAACATGGTGTTTCAGTAGATTATGTCATAAGACAAGCTGAAGTAGGATCTACTGTAGAAAGAGAACATGTAACTACTCATGAAGAAGCATATGGTATTGCTCTTCAACATATTGCAGAATTTCCAGACTACTACAAACATTTACTAAAGATGGAAAAGAAACTTAAAGGAGAATGGAGAAACGGAAAGAAAGCCGTAAAAGAAGAGAAAGAAGAAACTCGTTATTGTCATCTTTGCCAAAAAGAAGAAACTAAGTCAGAATGTTCGTATGGTCCTAATGCATGGGAAATGGCTTCAAGAAAACCTCATGCAATGAAAGAAGGTAAAACATATTCTCAATTTATGGCTGAAGCAAACTCAGTCAGTTTTGAGATTGGATCTGGTCATAAATCTGCTCAAAAGCAAGCAAAGATTAGAAACCTTGCAGATAGAACTACAAATCCTGGTGAAAAGGAAGCAGCACAAAGAAAACTAAAAGGTCCAAATCTTCCAATGAAAGAAGGAGCTGCCTGGACAAAAAAGTCTGGTAAGAGTCCTAGTGGAGGACTCAATGAAAAAGGAAGAAAATCTTACGAAAGAGAAAATCCTGGATCTGATCTAAAAGCACCTCAACCAGAAGGAGGTCCACGAAAAAAATCATTCTGTGCCCGTATGGGAGGTATGCCTGGTCCTATGAAAGACGAAAAGGGCAGGCCAACAAGAAAAGCATTAGCTTTGCGTAAATGGAAATGTTAATTTAAAGTAAATATTATGAGTGAAAGATCTAGTTATAAAGGTAATCCCAACCTAAAACCTTCTAACGTACAAATACAATTTACTTCTGATCAGTTAGAAGAGTATTTAAAGTGTCAGGAAGACCCAATTTATTTTGCCAAAAAATATATCAAAATTGTTTCTCTTGATGAAGGTTTAGTCCCATTCAAGATGTGGGACTTCCAAGAAAGATTGATTGATAATTTTCATAATCATAGATTCAATATTGCAAAACTCCCTAGACAGACTGGAAAATCTACAACTGTAGTTTCTTATCTACTTCATTATGCACTTTTCAACCCAAACGTAAAAATAGCGATTCTTGCAAATAAAGCGGAGACCTCAAGGGAACTTCTATCCAGATTGCAGTTATCATATGAAAATCTACCTAAATGGTTACAGCAGGGCGTGGGTTCTTGGAACCGTGGATCACTAGAGCTAGAGAACGGATCTAAGATTATTGCAGCATCTACCTCATCATCTGCTGTCCGAGGTAACTCTTTTAATATCATTTTCTTGGACGAATTTGCGTTCATTCCGAATCACATTGCAGAACAATTCTTCAGTTCTGTATATCCAACTATTTCATCTGGTAAGACTACCAAAGTTATTATCATTTCCACTCCAAATGGAATGAACATGTTCTACAAGTTCTGGCATGATGCAGAACGAGGAAAGAACAGTTATACTCCACTAGAAGTTAATTGGTGGGATGTTCCAGGTAGAGATCAGAAGTGGAAAGAAGAAACTATTGCAAACACTTCTCAACGACAGTTTGAACAAGAGTTTGAATGTACTTTCCTAGGATCTGTTGATACTCTTATCAATCCAAATAAACTTCGTACAATGGTTTACGAAGATCCATTGAAAAAAAGTGCTGGATTGGATATCTACGAAGAAGTCATAGAAGGTCATGATTATGTAATGACTGTTGACGTTGCTAGAGGAGTTGGAAATGACTATTCTGCATTTACAGTAATGGATGTAACTACAATTCCATACAAATTGGTAGCAAAATATAAAAACAACGAGATCAAGCCAATTCTATTTCCAAATATTATTGATACTGTAGGACGTAATTATAATAACGCAAATGTTCTTGTAGAAGTCAATGATATTGGTGGACAAGTAGCAGATATTCTTCAATTTGATCTTGAGTATGACAATCTTCTCATGTGTGCAATGAAAGGAAGATCTGGTCAAATTGTAGGAACTGGATTTTCCAATAAGGCACAGTTAGGTGTGAAGATGACTAAAGCTGTGAAAAAATATGGATGTGCCAACTTAAAAGCATTAATTGAAGATGATAAGTTGATACTTCCAGACTATGATATTATCAGTGAACTTACAACTTTTATTCAAAAAAGTGATACATTTGCAGCAGAAGATGGTTGCAATGATGACCTTGCTATGTGTCTTGTAATTTTCTCTTGGTTATCAACTCAACCTTATTTTAGGGAGCTTACTTCAAATGACGTTAGGAAAAGAATTTTTGAAGATCAAAGAGAGGCTATCGAGCAGGATATGGCTCCATTTGGTTTTATATTGGATGGCTTGACTGATTCAGAAACTACATTTGTAGATACAAAGGGAGATTATTGGACTGCTGCAACTGATAGTAAATGGAATGTTGATGAGTATGGTGATATGGCTTATATGTGGGAGTATAAGTGACCTCAAAATATAAAGATAAATAAATAGTTTTGAGAAAAAAATCTCATAGAGGTAATAAACATGTCGTTTGCTTCACCAGGAGTAAGTATTAAGGAGATTGACTTAACAGCAACCCTTAGTGTATCCGATCAAAATATTGCGTGTGTTGTACTAGCAGCAGAGTCTGGCCCAGTTGATAGTATTACATACATTACTAGTGAAAAAGAACTAGTAGATACTTTTGGTTATCCAAATAATAATAATTATGAGTCTTGGTTTGCAGCGCAAACAATCATCCAGTATGGTGGTATTGTAGCTGTAATTAGACCATCTGGAGCTGGAGTAACTCTAAAGTCAGCTTACAATGCTTCAACAACAATTTCAAACTTTATTTTAAAAAATAAGTTTGAATTTGAAAACTATGCTTCAACAGATCCTTCTTTCTATTTTGCAGGAAGAACCCCAGGATCTTTATTTAATTCCATTAAAGTAGTTGCAGTTGATCATGGTGTAGATCAAATAATTACTTACACTGGAACAGATCCTACAGTTGTTGCGGGAGATGCAATTCAAATTTTTGATGGTACAACTAAAATTGGAGATGGTTGGATCTATAAGATTGACACAGCAAATAATCTACTTTATATTACAGTAGCAGATACAACCAAAAAAGTTCCAACTTCTGGATTTGCAACTTATATCATTAAAGATAACGCAGGTACTCCTGTAACTCTAATTGCTGCTGGTGCTATCACAGATGTAAACAATGGATTCTATGATACTCTAGAATATGCTCCTGGACTTAAGTGGAACACGATTGCACCACAACCAGGAACTTCTAATTCCGTTGCATCAAAAGGCGGAAAGTTTGATGAGATGCACATTCTAGTTCTAGATGAAGAAGGAACGATTACAGGTAATCCTAATGCAATTCTAGAGAAGTATACATTCCTATCTAAGGCTAAGGATGCTAGTACTCTAGATGGATCTCAGACTTATTTCCACAGCTATATCACCCAAAGATCCAAGAATATCTATCCTGGTGCTAATGATGGTGTAGATTTTATTGATACCAATAAAGTCACTCTAGAAGGTGGTGGATTTCTTACTGGTGATGATGCAATTGGTGTTGTAAATAGTTCAAATAAGTATTATCCTCTAATCAAGAATGGTAGCGGTACTCCTGTGATATCATTCTCTCTTGGAGGTGGTACTGATTATAACTATACTGCAGAATCTACTGCTATTGAGACTGCAGTAACAGAAGGATATGAATTAGTAAGAGATTCTGAAACATTTAATGATATTGACTTCCTAGTTCCAGGAAAAATTACTTTAGCTAGAGCATCAAAACTAATTTCTATTACAGAACAAAGAAGAGACTGCATGGCAGTTGTTTCACCAAGATCTAGTGATGTAGTCAATGGTAACACTAATGCAGATAAGACAGATTCAATAATTGATTTCTTCAATCAACTCCCAAGTTCTTCATTTGCAATTTTTGATTCTGGTTATAAGTATATTTACGATAAGTACAATGATACCTATCGTTATGTACCATGTGCTGCAGACGTTGCTGGTCTTTGCATTTCCACCACTATTAACTCCGAGACATGGTTCTCCCCTGCAGGATATAATAGAGGAAATCTAAGAAGTGCAACCAAGTTAGCATATAGTCCAAAACAAACAGAAAGAGATAGATTATATTCTGCAAGAATTAATCCTATTGTGTCATTCCCTGGTCAAGGAATTGTACTCTTTGGCGATAAAACTGGACTAGCTTCTCCAAGTGCATTTAACAGAATCAATGTTCGCAGACTATTCATCGAACTAGAGAAGAACATTGCAAGATTTGCTAAGTATCAACTCTTTGAAATTAATGATGAGATTACAAGAAGCTCCTTTAAGGCTGCTGTAGAACCATATCTCAGAACAGTACAAGGAAGAAGAGGTATTTACGATTTCTTAGTTGTATGTGATGATTCAAATAACACTCCAGATGTTATTGATGCAAATGAATTCAACGCTGAAATCTATATCAAACCAGCTAGAAGCATTAACTTCATCACGATTACATTTGTTGCCACTAGAACTGGTATCTCTTTCAGTGAATTAGTTAGCTAATTTGTAGATTTAATTAACACAATAGGAGACAAGTAAAATGGCAAAAAGTATTTCAGAATTTAAATCGAAGCTAAGTAAAGGTGGTGCTAGACCTAATCTATTTCTAGTAAGATTAAACTTTCCAGCCCTTAATGATATTGCAGATATCGGTGCGAACAATTTTGATCAGAACAAACTAACTGAAAGTGCAGAATTTCTTGTAAAAACTGCACAGATTCCTGCATCTAACGTTGGAGTGATTGAAGTTCCTTTCAGAGGAAGAATGCTAAAGGTTGCTGGAGACAGAACCTTTGAACCATGGTCTGTAACCATCGTTAATGATGGAGAATTTCAAATTCGTAAAGCATTTGAAGTTTGGTCAAGAGGAATTAATGCACTCACCGAAAACGTTTCTCAACTTGGTTATACTAGCAATGATACAAATGGTGGATCATCATACTGTGCAGATATGACAGTATTCCAACTTTCTAGAGATAATCAAACACCAAGTAAGACTCCATCCAATCCAAACGTAGCTGGAACTGACGGAATGGAGCCTATCCGTGCATACAAATTCTATGATGCATGGCCATCTGCAATCTCTGGAATTGATCTCGCATTCGATGCAAATGATCAGATCGAAGAGTTTACTGTAGAATTCCAGTACAACTACTTTGAAGTCACATCTACCTCTGACTTCTGATACTAAATACTATATAACGAGTTTTTAGGATTATTATGACCCAGTTATTTGGTTTCTCAATTGAAGATAGAAAAAAGAAACCAGCAAAGGCGTTTTCGCCAGCACCACCTAATGATGATGATGGCACCTCGGTAGTAGCCGCAGGTGCCTATTTTGGTCAGTATCTAGATTTAGATGGTGTAGGACAACATAATAACGAATTTGAGCTGGTTAGAAAATATAGAGAAATTGCACTTCACCCAGAGGTGGATGGTGCAATTGATGATATTATTAACGAATCTATTAGTAGTGATTTAGACTTTGCTCCAGTATCAGTAGAACTTTCTAATCTTCAAGCTAGCGATAAAATTAAAAAATCAATCAAAGAAGAGTTTGGAAATCTTTTAAGACTTCTAAATTTTGATAAAAAATGTCATAACATTTTTCGTCGATGGTATATTGATGGAAGGCTATATTATCATAAAATTATTGATTTTGATAATCCAAAAGAAGGTATTAAAGAACTAAGATATATTGACTCTCTTAAAATTAAAAGAGTTAGAGAAATTAAAAGGCAAAAAAATATAGACTCTCTAACCACCATGGAAGGTCAAAAGTATGACTATGGTGAGTTTATTGAGTATTACATTTATTTTCCAAGAGGATATAAAGGTTCAGATGCAAACGGTATCAAAATTTCAAATGATGCTGTAACTTATGTTCCATCTGGATTATATGATCACAATAGAAATATGGTTTTGAGTTATCTTTACAAGGCTATTAAGTCTGTAAACCAACTCAGAATGATTGAAGATTCACTAGTTATTTACAGACTTTCTCGTGCTCCAGAACGTAGAATTTTTTATATTGACGTTGGTAATCTTCCAAAAGTAAAAGCAGAACAGTACCTCAGAGAAGTAATGGGAAGGTACAGAAATAAATTAGTTTATGATTCTGCCACTGGAGAAATTCGTGATGACCGTAAGCATCTAAGTATGCTTGAAGATTTCTGGCTACCACGTAGAGAAGGTGGGCGTGGCACAGAAATTACCACACTTCCAGGTGGACAAAACCTTGGAGAACTTGAGGACGTTAAGTATTTCCAGAAGAAACTTTATAAGTCCCTAAATATTCCTCTCTCAAGACTAGAACAAGAGAGTTCATTCACCATCGGTAGAACTAACGAAATCACAAGAGATGAACTAAAATTTGCAAAATTTGTTGGAAGACTTCGCAAACGTTTTAGCGATTTATTCCACGATCTTCTTAGAACTCAACTTCTTCTCAAAGGAATCATTACTGCAGATGATTGGGAAGAGATGAAGGAATTTATTCAGTATGATTATATCTTTGATAATCATTTTACTGAACTTAAGAATTCTGAAATTTTAAATGATCGTCTTAATATCGTCAATCAAGTAGAGCCATATCTAGGAAAGTATTTTTCTGTTGAGTATGTTCGCAGACAAATTCTTAAGCAGACTGATGATGAGATTGAAGAAATTGATATGCAAATTGACAAAGAAAAACAACTTGGCATTATTCAAGATCCAAATGCAATGATGATGGATCAGGGAATGGGTGGTGGTGCATTACCTGCAGGTCAAGGACAACCTATGCCAACTGATCAAGCATCTTCTGGTCAGGCTGGTCCTGCTGGTGGAGGAATTGATGCACAATTTAAAAATTACATTGCACCTTCCGATTACGGAAAGGGTAAATTTTAATAAATAGTTATTGTAATTTTTATACATTATTATTGAGGTTTTTATGTCTTTGTCACAAGAAATTGTGGATAGTATCGTTACTAGAAACAATATAAATGCAAATGAAAAAATTTATGATGCCCTTTACGGAAAAGCATCAGAAAAAATTGGTATGAGAAAAATTGAAATCGCACAAAATATGTTTGCCTCAAATAATTATGAAGATGATGACGATTATTATGATGGTAGTGAATCTGTAATTGATGATGAAGTACCAGAAGAAAACTACGAACAATGAAACTAATCACAGAAACAATAGAAGATATCAAAGTTATCACTGAAGAAAGAGGTGGTAAGAAAAATCTTTATATTGAAGGAGTATTTCTTCAAGCGGAACTAAAAAACCGCAATGGTCGTATGTATCCAATGGATACTCTGAATAGAGAAGTGACTTCATATAATGAAAATTATATTGTAAAGGGTCGTGCTCTCGGTGAACTTGGACATCCAGACAGTCCAACAATTAACCTAGATAGAGTGTCACATAAGATTGTTTCTCTTCGTTCTGAAGGAACTAATTTTATTGGTAAGGCTCAGATTCTAGAAACTCCAATGGGAAAAATCGCTAAGTCTCTTCTTGAGTCTGGCGTTACACTCGGGGTTTCCTCAAGAGGTATTGGATCAATTGAGGAAAGAAATGGAGTCAATGTAGTAAAGGATGACTTTATGTTATCTACTGCTGCAGATATTGTTGCAGATCCATCCGCACCTGATGCCTTTGTTCAAGGTATTATGGAAGGTAGAGAGTGGATTTGGAACAATGGTATGTTAGAAGAGAAAGTTATTGAACAATATAGAAGGGCAATTAATAATAGTTCTTCACGTTCACTAACCGAAAGAAAACTACAAGTTTTTGAAAGTTTTCTTCGTAACATCAAAATTTCATAAATAATATTAGAAACTATCACATATTTCTAGAGGGTTTTTTCGATGTCCAATGTATTAGATACAGAATTTGACGAATTTCTAGAAGAAGGAAACGTTGTCACTGCTCACGCAAAACCAGGAGACCGTATGGAGAAATTACAACACAGCACTCCTGGCCAGGGTGCATCGCCAGAGGAGCTAGGTGGTTCTTCTACAACTAAACCAGAAGGCGATGAAATTGGCAAGAAGGCTTCTTCCAGAATGAAAAAGTCATCTTCTAAAGTAAATGCTGGTGCAAAGTCACCAGATGGAATGGCACGTCTTCAAGGATCTGCCCCTGGACAAAAGGGAATGAGAGAGGAAGAAGAGATTGAAGATTTTGATGATGAAGATATTCTTTCTGAAGCAGAAAGTTGCGATGATGAATATAATAGTGATGAAAAAGAAGATAAGAAAAAGTCTTCTAAGAAAAAAACAGAAATGAAAGCAGAAGAGATTGAAGTCGATATCACCGACGATCT